AAGAGGTTCAAACGAAACGTTAGGTATAATGACCGGAACTAGGCAGACAAACCTACCAGCTTATTATTTAAACTCAAATGCTTTATTAATGGAAAATAATTTAAACTATAATTCTCCTTCTAGATATTTAAGTTTTTTCAAAGAATACGGCACGGGTACTTTGTTAAGAGAAACATGGAGCTTCAACCAAGACGACTTAGGCAACAGCGGCTTGTCAGATTTTGGTTATAAAGAAAACACCAGTCACAACAGCTGGCCTATGCATGGTATGACTAGTACTACAGATAAGAGGGCTGTTACAATTCAAACCGAAGGCACTGGACAATCCAGAGAGTACCACTTGACATATATATCAAGCGAACCTCCGTCTCCCTTTGCTGCTCTCGGTCCACCGTCTACAAGAAATATTACATCGTGGGTAGAAGATAATGGCCCAGCAGGTGATGCAACATTTAATAGAGCAGCAACGGATGTTATTGATCTTCGTTATAGACAAGATGCAGACGGTAATAATAATATTGACTATAAATTATTTGTATTGTTACGTGATTTTTCATCTCCAGAAATCTATTGGTTAAGACAAATGACTTCAACTAACTCTAGTGTAGAAAATGCAACAGGCGGATGGACTCTTGATACTGGAACTAATGCGCAGTTTGTAATACCACGTGGAGGAACTCACGAAATACCAGTTGGCGACGATTATCAAATAACTGGCTTTGAGGTTAGTCACGACGGAAAATATATATTGTTTGTAACTAATCAACGAAAGTTGCATTTGTTTGAAAATAGCACTCCGTGGGATTTAGGCGGTACTATCACAGCAATAGAAAGTGTAGACATTCCAATGATAGCAAATAACAAACCAACTTCGATATGGTATAATGGATACGGAACAAAACTATACGTAGCAGACAAAACCGGAGTACTATACGCATACAATATTGCACTACCTTGGTGATAAACTGGTTGACAACGCAGTCTCCTATGTTATAATAAAGCATAATTTAGGCAAATAGAGAGGCACACATGAAATTATATTTAGATATGGACGGAGTCATTGCTGACTTCTTCGGTGGTATTGAGCGTTTTTATAACGTAGCACACTGGAAAGACTTACCAGATCGCGATGGCTCAATCATGGCACTTAAACACACAAACTTTTTTGATACACTTGAGCTGTTTCCAACAAGCCAAGAACTAGTTGATCACTGTAGAGAACTTGCAGGTGACGAGTATGGCATTTGTTCAAGCCCGTTGCGTGGAGACAAAGACAACAGTTCGTATCATAAACGTGTATGGCTAACTAGATACGGATTCATGCCGCAAATACATAACCTTATTTTTACTGGTGCTAAAGAAGCATATGCAGTTGATAAAATTACAGGAGAACCAAACATCTTAGTTGATGATAAACCTAGTAACATCGACCGTTGGCGCAACAAAGGCGGCATTGGTATTAGGTATCAAGCAAACCAAGACAGCTTGTTGGACCTAAAGGTCAATCTTAATAATGCATACACAGGCAAGTAATGGAAAAGAAAAGTCTACACGAAGAGCTTATGCTGGCTGTTGATATCTATATCAAAGAAAGTGAAAAGTTTGAAAGCGGAGTAAAAGCATCAGCTGTTCGTGCTAGGCAAGCCTTGACTGAAATGAAAGATCTAATATCCGATCGTCGTAAAGAAATTCAGGACAAGAAAAGAGATATGTAATAAATAACAGTAGAGGAATTGATAACATGAACACACTAGCTGATTTAAAAAAATACATTATGAGTAACTATGGCATTCCGCCGCACTACGAGGCAGATGACGAGTTAACCTATCGTGCTATTACGTTTCGTCGAAATGCAATGGAAGGCGTTGCTTTTTACGATCCAGGTGATATGTGGGCAATACAAGTGCATGGACAAACTATTAATTACATGCGAACTGAAGAACTTGAAAAAGAAATTGACTCGGGTGGTGGATTGCTGTATTGGTTCTTTCCTGAAGGCGCTTAAATCTTTGTTAGCGCCAACAACTATCACCTAATATAAATAGCAGTATGATAGAACACAAAGAAGCCTATAGGTTGTTTTGGATGGTAAAAGGTCATATTGCTGAAAGTGATGCTACAGCATTGCAATCGGCTGATGGTTATTTTAAAAGGTTATGGGCAGACGGGTGCAATGGGGCTCCGTTATATGATTATGAAGACGGTTTTGAACAAGCATATAATAGGAGATTTCACAATGGTGTCAAAAGAGTTTAACAACCTTGGCGATGAAGATTTAATGTACATTGAAACATTGTTGGCCAAAGAACTAGCTAAAGAAATGGAACAAGATAAAACTTGGCAGAGTAAAAATGGTTATCATAGACCCCATCAAAAATCGAGACGCATACTAAGTTGTATGAATGCAATTAAATCACAGAGAAACATTAATAAGGTACGTGCCACTAAGTGGTAATTAAAACTTAATTTTCTTTTTAGCCATTGGAAATATAGGGTGTGTGTCATTGCAACCTGGACACAGTGTACATTGTGGAATTGGCGAGTTATGAGTTCTAAAAAACTTGCGTAGTTTATCCATAGAGTCAAATGGGTCACCGTACTTGTATTTCTTTAGCAAGTCAACTGCCTCGGGTTCAATACTAAATTGCAAAAACAAATCATCACGTAATGCTGTCAATTGACATTGGTACAACAATCCTTTATGAAAGAAGTTACAAGGACTAAGATCTTCTAAACAAGTTTTATATGCTTGAACAGGATCGCTACGATGCATGTACCATGTTTTGTCTTTTATATAATCGATGGCGCTTTTCTTAAAATGATAATTGTATTCTAATATTCCATATATTTGATCAGTGTATTCGTCGTAGTATTCGTACCCAATATCCATTTTGCGTACTAAAAAGTTATACGGTTCTAATACTTCTTCTAATTGAGCACGTATATCTCTGTACATTTCAGGATCGTGAACACATACATTTATAAAGTATCCTTGATCGATAATTTGTCTTGCAACTTTAATCTTGTTACGTAGTATGGTGCCATTGGTTGCTACATAATACTCATCAGCAGTTGGCCATAACTTTTTTAAATTTACAACCCAATTCAATATGTCTGGATTTGTAAATGGTTCACCGCCGTGAATAGTAACAATTTCAATATCAAGTTTTTTACTCCATTCTTTATAGTAGTTGGCATAGTCTGCAAACTTTACTTGTCCTTTAAAATTGTAGTTGTTAAAACTTTCACATCCGTCACATGTAAGATTGCATGTCATACTTATATTGAAAGCTGCATCGCCTATACTAAATCGTCTCATACAACTATTTATATTTTCATGGTTGACATGTTTTTAAATCTGTGTTATAAATAGACTGTAAACGTTGAAGCAACGTGAACGCATACTGGACTGGGGGGCAGTACCCCACAGCTCCACCATAAGCACATCCTGGAAGAACAGGTTGGTTACAAGTTGAAGGATGTGCTTTTGATGGGGCTGAACTAGGATCGACAGGTGTTGTAGTGAAGTGGAGTTTACCGGATGACTGCGTTATTGGTCAACAACTATAATTGCAAATGACAATTATGCGCCAGCAATGGCAATTGCTGCCTAAATAGGCAAGCAGGGTATGGGTTCCACCTGGTAACAGAACGGGCCTGCTATTACGGATGAGACATAGGTTAAAGTACATCCACACACACAAAGGAAACCATTTTAATGAAACTATTTAAATTATTAACCGCATCGATTATGTTGATGGGGTATTTCGGCATGTCAGCATTAGCTGATGAACCAAAGGACAAAGTAAAAGCAGCCTTCGTTTACGTTGGCCCAACAGGAGACCACGGCTGGACTTATCGTCATGACATTGGTCGTCAACAAGTAGAAGAAGCATTTGGAGACAGAGTAGAAACTACATTTGTCGAAAGTGTGCCAGAAGGAGCAGATGCTGAACGTGTAATGACACAACTAGCACTACAAGGCAATGACATTATTTTTGCTACATCATTTGGATATATGGATCCACTGATGTCAGTGGCAAAGAAGTTTCCAGACGTAAAGTTTGAACATGCTACAGGTTATAAGCAATCAGAAAATGCTGCCAACTACGGCTTAAAACTATATCAAGCAAGACACGTACAAGGCATTATTGCTGGTATGATGACAAAAACAAACACCATTTGTTATATTGCTTCATTTCCAATCCCAGAAGTTATGCGTGAAATCAACACATTCTATCTAGGTGCAAAGAAAATGAATCCAGATGTAGACCTAAAAGTTACTTGGGTATACACATGGTATGATCCAGGCAAAGAAAAAGATGCGGCAGTGGCTATGATCCAACAGGGTTGTGACATTGTAGCACAACATACTGATTCACCTGCTCCACTACAAGCGGCAGAAGAAGCTGGTGTACTTGGCTTTGGACAAGCAAGTGATCAAATGAAGTTTGCTCCTAACGCACAATTGACAGCAACTATTGATAATTGGGGTCCTTACTATATTAGGAAAGTAGGACAAGTGCTAGACGGTACATGGGAAACAGGCGATTACTTTGGACACATGAACGAAGACGCTGTACAAATGGCACCGTTTGCTAACATGCCAGCTGATGTACAAGCAGAAGCACAGCGTGTAAAAGATGCTATTAGCGCAGGCGAGTTGTTTGGATTTACAGGTCCAATTAACAAGCAAGACGGAACAGTGTTCCTGAAAGAAGGCGAAGTAGCAACTAGACAGCAACTAGACACTATGATGTTTTATGTTGAAGGCATTACATCACAGGTTCCTAACTAATGATTCCAGTAATTGATTTACAAGCATCAGACGCTTTAGATCGCATTGACGAAGCCTACACAACAGTAGGCTTCGCCGTGTTCACAAATGCTCTAAACACAGTAGAGCAAGATGATATGAAAAGTTGGCAAGAACAAATGAAAGCGTTCTTTGAACTGCCAATGGATGTAAAGCAAAACTATCCTTATAACCCAGATACTAATTTAGGTTACAGTATGGTAGGTGACGAAAATGTAGACCCTACTGCACCTAAGGATATTAAAGAAAGTTTTAACTACAACAATACACGTATGCCAGAAGACCTTTGGCCTACTGAACTAACTGGATTTAAAGCAACAGCACTACAAAGTATCGACATTGCAGATAAACTTACACTAAAGATATTAGAAAAGTTTGATACTATTTTAGATACCGGTACTACACTTGTAGATTCTCATATGCAACCGTTTAACACCACAAGAGTTATTCATTATCCAGCATATAACGGACCTGTTGAAAACAAGCAAATGCGAATAGGAGAACATAGTGACTACGGTACTATTACTTTACTTTGGCAGATTAACGATGTACCAGGACTCGAAGTTCAAGACCTTAATGGCACTTGGCACCCAGTACCCTATGCGGACAATGGCGTTGTTTGTAATATTGGCGATCTACTACAGCGTTGGACTAACGATTATTTTAAAAGTACTAAACATCGTGTAGTCAACAGTCACATACATCAACAGCGTTATAGTATGCCACATTTTGTAGATCCTACACCAGGCACACAAGTATTCAACCTACGCAAAGGTGAATCAGCAAAGTACCCGCCAATTGAATCAAAAGAATATTTGATGTGGCGCCTAGCACAAAGTTATTAAAATGAAATATGTAATTGACATTGACGGAACAATTTGTAAAGAAGTAATCATACCTGACAGCGGCGGCAAAAAAGACTATGCTAATCATATACCAATGCCAGAACGCATTGCACGAGTAAATGCATTATACGATGCAGGACACACAATCAAATACATGACAGCAAGAGGTTGTGTTAGTGGCGTTGACTATTACGACTTAACCAAAAATCAATTAGATGGTTGGGGAGCAAAGTATCATGAACTTAGTGTAGGCAAAAAAGAAAACTACGATGTATGGATTGACGACAAAGCATTTTGGAGTGAAAACTTCTTCCGTGAAACAGGAGAGTCATATGAGTGATCATAGATTTATTGCAGCAATGGATCACAGTGGTGGTTCAACAGGTGGCGTACTAGAACGCTACGGACAAGCGTACACAGAAGCAGACAAGATGGAGAAAGTTCATGCTATGCGTCTTAGAATGGTCAACAGTCCTGACTTCAACGACAAAAACATCTGGGGAGCAATCCTCTACCAAGACACAGTTACACGTGGCATGGTTAACATCTTGGATGAAAAAGGTATTGACACGTTCCTAAAGATTGACAGTGGCTGTGATGCTGACGGAACACTCAAACAGTTTCCAGTAAAGCAGATGTTGGAGTTTGCTACAAACGGCATTGGTCCTAAGATTTATGGTACAAAGATGCGTAGCATTGTACACGGTACAGGCATGGTACATCCTGTACTCAAACAACAGTTTACACTTGCTCGTACTATTTGGGAGCATGGACTTGTACCAATCATTGAACCTGAAGTACCTATTGACCATCCTATCAAAGGCGAAGTCGAAGATGCTCTTATGTATCACTTACAAGAGTTCTTAGATGAATATCCAGGTAAATGTATCCTTAAACTAACACCACCGGAAGTACCCAACTTATATCACAATCTCACAGTGTTTCCTAATGTAGAAAAAGTTGTGTTCCTAAGTGGCGGATATGCTACACAAGAAGCATGTCGCAGACTATCAATGAATAGCGACATCACAGCAAGTTTTAGTAGAGCATTAAGCGAAGGGTTAAACTACAACTTGACAGATGCAGAGTTTAATGCAAAGATATCACAAAATATTAAAATGATAAAGGAGGCCTGCGGTGCCGTATCACACTAGTGCAAATTTATTTGAAGTCGGAGACTTTATTAGTCACGCAGGAAACAAACTAGCATGGAAGATTGAGTGCGATGCTATACGCCCTGAATGGTGGGACGGACTAGCACGTATGATCATGGACTACCAGAAGGAGCCTTTTAGCAAGGTAGTTGGTATTCCACGTGGCGGCTTGCCTCTACAGTATGCTATGGAAAAGTATGTAACACCCGGCGATCATCCTTGGATGGTTGTAGATGATGTGTACACCACAGGCACAAGTTTTAGAGAATTTTGTACAACCAAAGACACAATGTTTGCATACAAGTGGTGCATCTTTGCACGTAAGCCGCTTGTTGTTGAAGAGCCACATGATGTAAGAGCTCTGTTTACCATGCCTGCTACACTTTAACACACTTTATATGGTTGACTTCTGTATTTTTTTATGCTATATATAGTACACACTAAAAGACACACAGGAGAAAACTATGAAGAATCCAAAACCCATTGGTTGGGCAACCACAATATCAGAACTTATAAATATTCCACGTGAAATGTGGGACAGTGTAATGACAGTAGAAAAGTCACCACTACGAAATTTAGACCCTATGGTAGGACATATGATCTTCCAGTGTCTATTCTTTATCTGGAGTGGTATCTTTGCAGTAATGGTAGGAAGTTATGTGGCTTTCGGTCTCAGCGCAGCATTCCACCTATTGCTTATTAGTGGTATTACAATTACAGTTGTAACATTCCGCCAAGCAGAAAACAATCCAGAGTCACTCAACAACATCTTGAAATCAGGTCGCAAGTACAACGGTCGTGCAAATGGTGGCGAGCATGAGTGAACAAATAAACTATTGCACAACAAAAGGCTTAGGCTGGGCATTCTTGATTATTACTATTATGATGGTAGGCTTGCCTATATTAGGCGCAGCTATTGCTTATCCAGACAGTTGTAAACAATCAATCATTATTCCTTGTATAGGTTTAGAATGAAACCAAACAAACAGTTTGAACTATCAATTCGTGACATTGAAGTTATTGAATCAGCACTGAGAGCAAAAGCAGGACGCAGAGGCTTGGCTATTGCACAAGGTGATGTATCTGTACAACTGCATGAAGAAATGCGTGAGATACAAGAACTGCTAGGTAGAATACACAACCAAAAGAATTGGTACAGAGCCAGCGATGGCAGTTTCCAAGGCGGCGGATAACTGTTGCAAAGAGAACACACTCTTAGTAAAGATTCACCTAAAAGGTTGCACTTTTACTAAAGTATGTTATAAATAAAACAGTGAAAGGGCAAGCGTTGAACTTGCCCTTTACTTTATGAACACATAACAAAACAAGAAGGAAATTATTATGCGTAACGTATTTATTACAACAATCGCAGCATTGGCATTTGCTGGTGTAGCACAAGCAGAAGACACAGCAGCACCGGCAGCTGGTCCTGTTATCTCAGGTGAAGTATCACTCGACTTTGCTGAAACAGCAAACGACAAAATTGGCGGAACAATGGGTCTTGACCTAGGTGTAGACGTAAGTGGAATGGCAACTGTAGATTTAGACTTTAGTGCAACAGACGGCAACGCTGTAACATTAGACAACTGGACAGTTGGTACATCATTAAATGGCCTAGCAATGGCATTTGGTGATGACAATGGTGTAATGCCAGGCGCTGAAGGTGAGCAAACACTAGCAGCACCAGCAATGACTGAGTCACTACAAGTAACAACAGGTGCAGTAAGTGTAGCAGTTGGTCTTACAGACTGGACAACAGACATCACAGACGTAAGTAATGTACAAGGTGCTTTTACATTTGGTGACGTTATTTCTTTAACAGCAGCGGCAGACTATAACATGGACAGTGAAAACACTGTACTAGGTGCAGGCGTTGCAGGCGTTGATCTTGGCGTAGCATCGCTAGGTGGTGCAGCAACATACGACATGGATGCAGAAGTATTTGGTTTTGAAAGTGTAGTAACCAGTGGCGGCTTAACAGCATACCTAAACGGTGACGACACAGATGCACTACAAAACATCGGTGGTGAGTACGAAGTAGATGTAAATGGCGCAACATTTACAGCAGGTGCAAACTATAATGTAGACACAGAAGACTTTGCTCCAACAGCAAGTGTATCGTTCAACTTCTAAGTTAAACACACAACAACTTAAAGGCGCTCTTCGGAGCGTCTTTTTTTATGGCTAAATAATACGGGCACATTATTTAGAGAGGGCACAACAATGCAACAGAATGAATATGACGTAACCGTCATTAAAGTAGTCGACGGGGACACAGTCGACGTAGATATCGATCTAGGATTTGGTGTTTGTTTAAAAGACGAGCGTGTACGCATCATGGGTATTGACACGCCTGAGTCACGCACAAGTGACAGAGTAGAAGACTTGTTTGGCGAAGCAGCTAAAGCAAGACTAAAAGAACTTATGAAGCACGGCGGCAAACTTATTACTACTGAAGACAAGCATGGCGAAGATATGAAGGGCAAGTTTGGACGTATCTTAGGAGACTTCAAAGTAGACTACAACGGCGAAATGAAACGAGTAACAGAGATTATGGAAATGGAAGGACATTGCGTTCCTTACTTCGGTGGTTCAAAAGACGATACACAAGCCGCACATATGGCAAACCGTGAGCGTCTACTAACTGAGGGTGTAGTAAGTCGCGAAGACTATGATGCCGCAGTTGCTAAAATGGCAAAATAAAGGTTGACAAACAAATAAACTCCTGCTATATTACTTAGAGTAGAAACATTAGCAGGAGTTTTTTTATGACTATGCAACTAGTTGGTCCTTATATGACCACCACTCGTTACAATCGTAAACAGAAACAAAGCAAGAGTAAGAAGCTACAAAAAGCACAAGCTGAACACGAGCAGTGGCTTGTAAAGATGGGTGTAGGAAAGAGCAAAGCACAACACACCAACGAAATACCAAATTACAAAACAAGAGATACAGTACCACTAGGCAACAAGATTGCAGGACACGGCCCAGCAAAAGAGTCCATGGTGTATTC